ATACGGGGGTGTTCGCACTCATGTCCGAACTCACCCTGTGGTATAACAGAGACACTCTAAAGAAGCCTCCTATACCTAAGGATCTTGCACCATATGTTAGCGGTACAAGGTACTTGTCGACGAAGCAAGTTCCCTCGAGCCTGCTTCTTCGTACCGCGGGTTCTCAGTCTGTGACTAAGAATCGCGATAATCTCCTTAGAGGTGGGTTCACCTTGACGGAGATGTGCCGGGACTCTGATGAAATCAGAGACCTGACCGTCAGACGGACTCTCGAAGGTATCGTGAGCCCGTCAGGCAGCCTCGCCGAGATCTTGATGAAATCAAGCGAGGTGGCAGACATAGCTAATCAAGGTGATGGAGCTATGATCGACTCGTCTTCTGAATCCTCTGGTTCAGAGTCCGAGAATATCCCTGCATTTCTCGAAGAGAAAGCTAGGGACGGTGTGCGATTCCGGAAGGACTGCCGGTATCGCATAAAATATGACGACCCATGGAAAATCCATGCAGGTCGCATACTGGGCGAAATCTTGGAAAAGTCTCCAAGAACCGTCCTCTGGTCCGGAGACGGGATACGTCTCCAGGACCCGTTGCCCACGCGGATCCTAGGATCTTCGTGGTCAGGATCTGTGAAGTCAAAAGTGAGATTCTCACAGATCGCGGATATCGATGTAAAACTACATGTGATATACGCTCACACTCACTGGGGCAAACGCCTTCGCGAGTTGTGCAATGACACAGGGGGAAAATTTACCTCCTGGGCCAGAACCCTTAGGAATCGTATAAATCGATTCCTAAGGGGATCAACTGACCCTTGCTTAAGCAAGCGTCAGATTGAAACCTTGTACTCGTCCGTACAGACAAGTACAAAGGCACGGTCAGAGCGATTCATCGAATTGCTCAAAACCGTAGACGGGATATTCACACAGAGGTATTTGTGCTATCCCGAAGAGGTGTGGACATGGCAAAGATTTGACATGTTCACCCTGGGAAACATCTCCTATCTCATAGGAGATGAATTCCTTGATGGCGAAATGACAGAAACTGCCTTAGCCATCACAACTGCCTACTCGCAACTAAAAGCGAGTAGAAAGTGGTTCAAGGAGTCCTCTCACAGAGGACACCTTGAAAAAGCACTGGGGGAACCGTTACCGATTCCTCACTGGTGCAGGCAATTCATCAACGTCTGGAGACGGGTGGATTGCTCGACAGGACCCAGGAGAACGTATCTCATTGGGATCCTGTCTCAGACGAGAGGTTGCGGAACTCCGCCCCCTCTCGTCCTTCTTCAGTCCAAGGTCAAATTTCTTAAGACCATTGGACGGAAGCCCCGGCCGGAGGACCCAACTGCAAGGGTCATCCGACAGGCGATTCTTGGTGAAGTGCTAGATTCGCTTCCCCAAGAGTCTTTCACTGGACTCGCCACGAAGGCGAGGGTCACAGTGAGTACCTCCTCATCGTGGGAAAAGACCCGACGAGATGGAGGCACGATAGAGGCTGCACGAGAAATACTCGAGTCTCTACCGATCGGTGAAGGGGTCCCTGTCCGGGACCTCGACACAGGACGAATTGAGTGCTACAAAGATAAGTCAGCATTCAATTCGACTGGGGAGGTGGTATTCTGGCTATCGCTAGACCACGTCCTCCGAACACCACCGGACCTGCTTAAGCAGGCCTTCTTAACGGTGGTGAAGGAGCCTGGTAAGGCAAGAAGCGTTACCAAGGCCCGTGCTTGTCTCAAGATCGTTCTCGATCTTGTCAACAAGATTGTTGCGGTCCCCATGGAAAAGGGGATTCGCAGCAGTTCATCCGGAATGGGAAAGTCCAATCACGGATGGAATCTCTTCTGTCGTCTAATGTCAGACGAAGTAAGGGATATGGTTTTCTCTCTCGATTCTAGAGAGGAAAACCCTTATGAAGGCTACATTGAGAGAATGGACACCTTCAAGAACCTCTACATGGTCTCAACGGACTATGAGGAGGCAACGGATCAATTGACACACGAAGTGGCAAAAGATCTCGGACTGGCGTGGATGCGCAAATGCGGCATTCCACGTCTGCTCAGGGCCATAGTATGTAAAACATGCTTTGAGCCTAGAAATGTCTTCTTCTACGCAACAGGCGTATTAAAAGGCATCGGTATCGAGAGGCCCGATATGGGCCTAAATGTTAACTCGGTACTTCTTGAGCAAGGTATCCTAATGGGAGACCCCTTGACCAAGGTCGTGCTCCACCTAACCAATGTGGTGGCACGACATGCAGGAGCTCGGATCTACGATCCTGACTTCTACACTAAATTTTCGAATGGTACGGAGGCCTTCGAAACTTTACGCAACGCTACGAGGGGTCCCCCTCGTTAGGGTTGTTCAATCCTATCTGCATTGATTATGCAGGTAAGGTGCAGCGCAGCGCCCCCCTCGGGGGAGCAAC